CTCTTCGACACTCAAAGGGTGGTGACCGTGGATTTGACTTCGCTGTAAACGGAACCACCATCGAGCTCAAGACCACCAAGGGGTGGAACCTGATTGTCCAGAAAGATTACAGGAGATTGAAGGGTGATGTGATTGTCGATGCTCAAGACATCGCACCCGACACCATCCGCTTCAGGGGTTGGGCTACCAAGGATGAATTCTATGACAGGTGTCACCAGGCAGACTTGAAGTACAAGGATGCCAATGGCTCTACCACCAGAGATGTGATGAACCCCGAAGACTTAAATCCAATGGAAACATTAGAGGAACATTTACATGCTAGAAAAGACACCGAGGTGGGAGAACCGGAAGTACCTTGACTGGGTTGCAACACTCCCTTGTGCCCACTGCCAATCAGAGGATGAGACTATCGTTGCCCACCATCTTAAACATCGCTATGCACCGTGGTCCGGTGGTGTAGCATACAAGGCATCAGACTGGCTGTCGATGCCACTGTGTTATTCGTGCCATGACAAAGCACACACAGGAGAGAAGTCAGTCGTAGACTGGCAAGCCCAACTTATCTTTAAGACTTTAGACAAGGCGTTCAGGGATGGTATAATACATGGATGAAGACAAGATGGAAGAATCAAAGATGTTCCTTGCAGAAACTGATGAAGAGTTTGCCAGGAAGTCAGCCTATGTTAAGATGGCTCCGTTCTATACGAAGATCATCAAGGCTAAATACTTTCTGGAAGCGCATGGTACAGTGGCAGAAAGGGAGTCCAAAGCGTATGACTCGAAAGAGTTCCGTGAGTACATACGAAAGCTGGATGAAGCAACCGTAGAGGCAGATGTGCTCGAAGCAAAGAGAGAGTCAGCCAAGCGGGAAGTAGATATTTGGAGAACACTTAGTGCAAACCGTAGAAACGGATAGGAGATACAATGGCACAGCAATATGAGCAGAAGGATAATGATGGAGCAGCCTTCCCGGTTGAATCAAAAACGGAAGACTGGCATGATGATTACTCAGGTAAAATCATGGTGGATGGGAGCATGTACTGGCTTGGTGTGAGGGATATGAAGTCCAAGGCTGGGAAACCCTACCTCAAACTGAAGGTAAGACCCGTGAACAGCGGTGCCAGTCAATCCCAGGGGGGTGACCTACCATTCTAGTAAAACCCCGTGACGGTCAATACAGGAGGTCTGATGACTGAATACACCATACGCTATCACACTGGTGATAAGGTACTCTTGGAGTACGATCACGCTGCCCACAGCTATGTGGTGGATGAGCTGAAGATCCCCAATGTCACCACCCTCATAGATGGGGTGTTCCCCAAGTACCTGACAGAGTGGGCTGCTAGGTGTGGTGCTGATTACTGGAAGACCCACAGTGATGAAGTGGAAGACATGTATCACGGCATCATCCGCGCACATAAGGAGGTCAGCGGTGCTGCCAGGGACATAGGGCATGAGACTCACTACTGGATTGAGGAGTACATCAACAGTGCAATCAAGAACCCCAACGAGGTTGACTGGAAGCTGGGTGCGCTCAGTGACAAAGCAAAGAACGCAGTCCAAGCCTTCCTAAAGTGGGAAGCTTCCCATGACATTGTGTGGTTGGGCAGTGAGAAGAAGGTCTACTCAAAGGAGTATGACTACGCTGGGACCATTGATGCGATAGCCATGATCAATGACAAGTATTGCATTGTGGATTTCAAGACAGGTGCAAAGATCTATAAGGAGGCTTATGTTCAGATGTCAGCCTATGCCCAGGCTGTCGAAGAGATACATGGCAGATCAGTAGATCTTGCAGTTGTGTTGAGGTTGGACAAGGAAGAAGACAAGTATCAAGAGGCTGCGTTCATTCCCTCTGATTACTTCCATGTCTTTCTGATGGCTATGCAAATGAAAAAGTTTCAATCAACAAGAATAAAAAAGGAGAAGCTATGAAGGAAGAGAGTTTACTGTGGATGATGCACCACCACCTAGACTCTGCGATAACACTTATGAACATGATAGTACAACAGGAGCTTCTGGATTTGGATATTGTGGAATCCTACATAGAGGAGATCGCTAAAGGAACTGACACTATCTGGGAGGAGCAGGTGTGGAAGAAATACTCAGAGGCTCTATACTATAACGAAGAGAACACTGGAAACGTTATCAAGTTTAGACCTGAGACAAGGGGTCCAGATACTTAGACTGATTTAATTTCCTCAACACAGCCAATGGGAAAGGCTGTAATAGAAAAGGGAGTACCCTGTGGATCGTCAGCAGACTGAACCACGCGGGTACTCCCTATTTTTATTTCCCTCTCATCTCTGGATATGAACCACCCCACACTCTGCATAGTGGGGATAGTTACATCCTCTGCTGGTGTCCAGTCAGCAGTTTGTAGGATGTCTACCCAGGTTACAACAACTAACTCTTTTTCTTTTTCCTGTTCGTTGTTAGCGGTCCCGGTATGATCCACCCAATCACCATTGGAAGTAACAGAACCAAGCCTAACAGCCATCCACCCATTCCAACGAGCTTGCCCAACAGGGTGAAGAAGTTATCCGGTGCTTTGTTGACAACGGTATCTGCGGTGACTGAAATTGGTTCACCTTTAGTCTGGCCCGTGGCACTCAGGGCAGAGGCAGTCGCAGCCACTGCTCCCCCTGCGAGTGCTCGGTACAATCACACCCCCCGGCAAGACACTCGTTACACCAACAACTGCGGTAGTCGCTGCCCCTGTCAATAGGCTGCTCTTTAGACTGCTGCATCCTGCGATACTCAGCAAGCAGACCAGTGCTATGCAAGAACGTACATAACGATCATAAGTATTACGACAGCCCATAGGGGCTTTTCGCGCACTTCCAACCAGATCTTCTTGATTATGTCCATTTATTATCTCCATGTTGTTAATCCAAAATCTTCCTTACAACTTCCCTGCCTTCCCAGTTATCTTCGACTGCTACCTCGTGTTTTCGCAAGCGTAACGGGTATCCGTATCAGCGTTGTCCTTCCATCCGTTCCGACTTAGCGTTCTCTTCATAGCGAGACAACCCGGGACGCCCATCTCTACCCACTCTCCTTTCTCATTCTCATGGTGACCCATGAATTCTATGACGCTGCCATTAAGGAATAGCATAAGAACAAACATTATTTTAATAGTCATCGTGCATTACCATTGTGAGCCTTCAACTCTGCTACGTTATCCTTGAGTATCTCCACCTTGCCCTCAAGAGTTTCTATTCTCTGCCTGTAGAAGTCCAAGGTGAGTGCTTGCTGTTGGTCAAAAGGGGCTTTACCTGTTTCGATATTGTGGAGAAGTTTGTCGAACTCCCCCGATAAGTGTTCAATTAACATGAACTGCTCCGAATCCGCTGGCAAACTGCCTAAATTTCCTCTAGGCCATTCTCGACTGAAGATTGTGTTCTCTGAAACGTCATTCTGCATGAGAATGTAATTTGTCTCAATGGTATTCAATCTTTCAATAATCCCAAAGTAAGCCCATACCCCTACACCAACAGATACAATCAATGAGATCAGATTGCGGATCGGCATTGCAAACTTAGTCTTATCGCTTACATCAATCGCATCGCTCATCGCTCCGAAAGTTTCTCGCTGATGTGTTTAATTTTGTCTGAGACTGTTCCTGTAAACACCCAAGGACATAGACCGTGTATTATGGCAACAACAGATAGTACGAAAAGTACAGCGCAAAGATAGACAGTAAAGCGTAAATGCTGAACATAAGACTCCTTAGTTATAATAAGATGGTTGCATTTCATTTGAAGATGTACCAGAGCAGGCCAGTTAGCGCAGCAGTATCTACACAGATAGACCAGCATAAATAGGCTTTAAGGGCATACCTCTTCCATTCACCGTGCCTTTTGATATACTGGGTTGGGTAAAACCATTGCATCTAACTTCTCCTCAAGCCTGATTAAATGCGACATAATCTCTCCAAATTGGTCATCTGTTCTAGCAACCACACGCTCTAATCTGTTCTCAACGCTCTCTAACTGGAAAGACTGTATGGCTACGCTTTCCCTTAGATCATAGATGAATGTGAACCCACCGATAATCAAACCTACCGTGGCTACTATGTGGCCTACAGATATGCTCTTATTAAGTTGGGTTCCATTACTCATAACTGTAGTTTTCCTCCCTCATCTCCGAGGTTTATTGTCTCCCAATGTGTGCCGGCAGTAACAGCACAGACTATTATCCCATCTTCATTTGTGTGGAAACTTAGGAATGTCCAAGAGGGCTTTACGGGATTGTACATGATGGCTCCGAACGCCTGTTCGCTGACCCATCCCTTTCCGATAGGATATTCACCCAATATTTCCTGATGGTATTCAATCGCTTCCTCAACATTATCCCAGCACACCGCTTTAACGGGGAACTCCGTTGGAAACATTCTTGCTGACGCAGCCAGCGGTAACAACAGTAACAACACTAATAACTTTTTCATTTTCCACCAGTTAAAATACCATTTAACTGCTCCCATAGATGCTTCATTAACTCTGGGTTTTGTCGATTACCCTTCTTCATTTCCTGCTCAATTTTCTGTTGAAG